CATTCCACCTTTATGAAAGGCAAACATTCTACCAACTCCTAATTTCATACCATCTGTGTCTAGTCCGTCTGTAGCTACATATGCAAAATATCCTTTATAAAAATATCTTGCATGTAAATCCAAACTTAAATCCTCAGAAGAATCTGCTTGAGAAACATTTGCCCCTATCATAAGGTCATCTGTTATAGCATACCCCACTGTTGGGCTTAAAGACCATTCAGTCCATGATACATCTGCAATGTTACCAGTACCAACGTACCAATCACCTTTTGCATTTTGCACTTCTTGTGCGTTAGCTCCAACTGCAATAAACAGTCCTAAAGCTAGTGTTAAAATCATTTTTTTCATTTTTTTGATTTTGGTTAATAATTAATTTAATTTGAAAACGTAGTGGCCAGCTACTTTGGATAACTTATCGTGGCCATTCCTACATTTTTCAAATGTCGAACGGGAACGATAATAAAATTGACCAACATATCCAACCTAAAGTAAATAAGATTGAATATTTTTTAATAACGAATGACTAAATCATCATCATTATTATCTTTTCCTTTTAGTTTATCTAACTTTTTGTTTAAAGCTGCTAAACCTCTAGGACCTCTTTTTCGATTTTTTGAGGTATTTTTAATTTGATTTTCTAACTCTTTAATTTCACTTGAATATCCCTCAGGAAAACCGCGTTCTTCCTCAATAGGAGCTTCATAAGCGTGTTTATACATATCATTATCTTCTTCTTCATATGCCCAATCATCTTCTTCCCAATCAGTATGTTTTGCTTGTTCTTCAAGACTAGCACCTTCATTATCTTCCTCTTTTATTATTACTTTTTCACCGTAAAGGTTTTTTTTTGTTTTTGGACGTATTTTTTCAAAGGCATAATTAGCAGCTATTACTAAAGCAATTGCTAGCGGGTCAAATACAAATATTATTGTTAATAATAACCAATTAATAATTTTATCCATAGGAGTTCCTGTTAATCCTGATAGATATTTTAATGGGCCTAACTCACTAGACACAGCATCACTTGTTTTTACTTCAACTATTTCAGTTTCATAATTAAATAATTTCTGATTTAAATCATCTACTTTAGAATTAATTACCGTTTGACGTTCAATTGCTTGATCTAATTGTTTTTCTAATGCTTGACGAGTTGCTCTAGAGGTTGTTGTGATTATTTCACCAGTTTCTTTGTCTTTATACTGTATAGTATTGTTAGATAAACCAGCACGTAAATCAGACACTGCCCCATTAATAGATGTTTTTTCCTCATTGTATACCGCTAACTGTTCCTTAACATTATCTCGTTTAGTTTCTATTAATGCAATTTGAGCATCAATATTTCCTGCTTTTGCTGCTGTTTCTTGATATGCTGCAGATAAGAATCCATAAATACCCATACTAGTAATTAGTATTAATACTATACAAGCTACAGATAAATAATATTTTAATAATTTAGGTAATCCTTTTCTATATTGATAAAGTAAAGATGCGATTACTAATTTTGCTATTTCTAAAGATGAAGCCATTACAATAACTGCAAATGTGGCTCCTGCAAATAATTTACTAAGGCCACTTATTGAATAAAAAGCAGCAGATGCACTTACTGACAAAGCAGAAAGTGCTATAATGAAAGGGAATATTCTTTCTTTGATTTTTTCAAACATAATAAAAAGTTTTAGCTTCTAAAACCCTTATGCTTATCTATTCGGTCTAAAATTTTATTTAATTCTTTAACTTTAATTAAACCTGCCATAGATGCATTTTTAAGAGCGCTTATTAGCTGTAATACCATGAACGGTACAATAATTACTTCAGATAGCCAACCTGCTCCTGTAAATCCTTTTTCTACCATTAAAATAACTGTTAAAATAGCTAACCACACAAATGTATTTTTTGTTATTTTTAGAGCTTTATATGTTTTAAATCCTTCTCTTTTTATTCCAGCCCAAATACCGAATATGCCATCTAACCATAATACTGCTACTACAGCTAAATATTGTTCCATATTTTCCATTGATAAGTTTAGAAAGTACGTACAAAGATATGTACAAAATGATGTTATTCCCACTATTGATAATTTAGTTTGCATTGTTTATAAATTTATTAACATTTCTAAAAGTTCTGGTTGTGGAAACATATCAAATTTATCTTTACGTGTGTTGGTGTGTGTCCATAATCCTTTTACTTTACCATAATAAGCATCTGGATTAAACTCAAAGGCTTTAGCCCCTTTTTCTTTAATTAAAGCAGGAAGACCTGCTCTTACATCTATATTATCTCTATCTGCAATGTGTAAAATTAATTTACGTAAAGATTCTATTTGTTTATCTGAATATTTGTGCCATGTTTTATATCCTCTGAATGGTTTATCTAATGTAACGATTTGTGATTCATTTGCTGTAGTTCCTGCATATGTTTTACCATTTTTTAAGTATCCAAAGTTGTTTACTTCGATACCAACAGAATAAACATGCATGTGTTGTGAGCCATTTTTACCTAAATGCCACCCAAAGCATCCTTCAGGAAAAGCTTGAACAACTTCTCCATCATATTCATCATCATTTCCTTTTATTGATTGTCCTCCTAATACAAATTCTGTTGCTACTGCCCCCCTATTATCTCTCCCCCAATGATCAATTGTTCTGTAAGGATTATTCCACCCTGCAGTATGGTGAAGGAATAAAAATTCAGGTTCAATATTACCTTCTTTATATTCACCTTTAGGTAAGTAATGTTTATGGATTAATAAATCATTAAATGTAGTGTATACTGATTCTGAATTGTCTGTACTTATTAACCCCATATGATCTAAAGTAGCAGGGCCTACTATCCCATCAGAAATTAAATTATTTTGTAATTGATATTTTTTAACTGCTTTTTCAGTTCCTTTACCAAATTTACCATCAGCTAAAATATTTAAAAATTCTTGTAATTTTTTAACTTCTAAACCTTTTGATCCTAATTTTAATACCATTTTATAGTAATTGTTTATTATAAATATTAGTAAGCTGATTCTTGTTTAACTACTTCTATAGCTCTTAACATTTTAGGATAGTCTACAGGACATAATAAATCTAATCCTGCTTTTGCTGTGAATTTTATATATGCATCTCCTTTAAGATAAAGTAAAATAGTTGGGGCCATTCGAATTCTTAATTCTTTTTTAAGTTTAGGAGAGGTTGCTATATCAATACGATAATAACTAACCCCTTCTAAATCATCTAATTTTTTCCAATCACTAAATGCATTACTTTTATTAAAATCTGCATAAAACTCAATAACAATAACTTCATGATAATCATCTTCAAATCCTCCATTAGGAGAAATTACACCTTCAAAAGTATTATCATTAATCCAATATTTTTCAGGGATTCTATCTTGAGCAAAAATAAATATAGGAAATAAAAATAATAATACTAATAGATTTCTCATATTATCTTTGTTTTTGTAATTCATAAAGACGTTGATCAATTTTTTCTAATTCTTCTAATATTGATTCAACATCATCTTGAGTATCCATAATAGTTTGACGAATTAATTCATCTTTTAAATCATACTCTATACGATCTATTGGAGGTACTGGGAGTTCTTTAGCTTCTTGTATATCAGCTTGTAGAGCAAACCACATACCTACTACAGTAGCTACTCCTACTAATACCATTCCGATAGTTTTTAAATCTAACGTTACTTTTGTTTCTTCTCCTATTTGTTTTGCCATTTTTTACTTAAATGTATAATTTATTCCAAAACTAGTTTGATATAATCTACTATCCCACATTTTTGAAAATTCACCTTCTGCAAAAATTCCTAAGTTTTTTCCAAATTTATAACCAAAACTAATTCCTGCTGAATAATCATTCCATTGTTCTAGTTCTGAGTCTTGTATTAATCCACCTTTACCCCAATTGTTTCTATTAAGATAACTAAATTCTTCTTCTCCAGCAATATATTTGTGATATGGAAGAATATAATTTGCATAGGCATGTAACCAAAAATCTCTTTTATAATGATAAAAATCTACTCCTACTATTGGAGCAACTTCCATCCAAGGGTCTAATAAATCCCAAGCTCTACCATTAAATTCATTCATTAAGCTAGGTAATACTGTTTCTCTAAAATCTA